ATCAAGAGAGGCGAGAGCCTAAACACCGATATGTTTATGTCTGTGCAGCACCGAAGATGCGAAGCAAGATTATGAAGTCGGCCTTGTTTAATGCGAAGCCATACCCAAAAGAAACCAACAACCGATACGATACCTCTTTTCAACCAACAATTCAGATGAAATTGCTTTAATAAAATTTATATATAAAAATTTGTTTACCTTTATTTAATTAACAAAACCAATCAAAATGAAAATCATAGAACTTTTAGACGGAAGCACTTGGGATATGGAGACAATCCTTGAGAAGATGCAAGATGATGACTTTTACTACGGAGTACTGGGTAAGAACGCCCTGTCTTCCTCTGCTTGTAAGCTGCTGCTTACATCACCAAAGACGTATCACTACGTCACGAAGTACGGCAGCGATGAATCCGATGCGTTTGCAGTAGGCAGACTCGTTCACCTTATGACTTTAGAGCCTCACAAAGTAGCAGACTATGAGGTGATTGAGGTGCAGAGCAAGAACGCAAAGGCGTGGCAGGATGCTAAAGGCAAGCGCAACCTTTGTACCCGTAAGGAGTACAACGAAGCTCAAAGGATTTCTGATGCGCTGCTTCGTAATGAGAACGTACTGGGTCTGCTTACTGGTTGCGAGTTTGAAGTGCCAAGAATTGGTATGATTGGCGGGCTGCCCTTTAGGGCGAAGGCTGACATCTACGCTGATGGTTTTCTCGCAGACATTAAAAGTACTCAAGATTTGCGCGCCTTCCCATTTTCAGCTCAAAAATATGGCTATAATGTTCAAGCGTTTATCTACACCCGACTCTTTGGAGTGCCGATTGACAAGTTCTTTTTTATCGCTATTGACAAAGGAAGTTTGGACATAGGCATCTATGGAGTTAGCCCCGAGTTTGTGGCAGAGGGGGAGCGCAAGACTATGGAGGCTATTGAAATGTACAAGCAGTTCTTCATCTTGGGTGAGGACTTGGATTCGTACACCATAGTTGGCACGTTATGACCGACATCACTAAATGCACAGGAGAGGGCTGCGCCCTCAAAGAAACCTGCTACCGCTTTACCGCCCCAACGGGAATGTATCAATCGTTTTTCTTTGGAGTACCAAATAAGAACGGCAAGTGTGAAATGTATTGGGGCGAAGCCTCACAATCAACATACGAGCAATTAAAAGAAACCTTTAACACCAACGAGTAATGCGAGACCAATTTATGAGGATAGCAATGGCGCAGCTCCGTAGCACCTACCCCTTCAAGCCCCAACGCAGAGCAGTTGCCGCTCGGATGTGGGTGAAGTTTTTGGAGCGTAAGAATGGATAGACCATTTGTACTTGCGTTCCACAAGCAGAACTCGGGTGTATCACACCACAGGACATTTGCCCCCTTGATATGCCACAAGGATGCCGATGTCTTTTTCATTGAGAAGATAACGGATATTGACCCAGAGATATGGCCGAAGGTCACTCACATCTTTGCAAGCCGTGCATTCCCAGTAGAGCCGTTTGATGACTTTGTAAAGCTCTGCCGTAAGGAGGGCATCAAGTTAATCGTTGACAATGATGACTGGTGGGTGCTGCCTCCTACGCATCCACTGCAAGGTCTGTACGTTGAGCAGATGAGAACTCGCATCGTGCGCTCTATGAAAGCGGCTGATGAGGTATGGGTGACCAACAAGCACCTTGCCTCAAAGGTCAAGAAGTATAACACCAACATCCGAATCATCCCCAATGCCATCAGCGTACCGACTTGGCAGGTAGAGAGAAAGCCAAGCGATGAAGTGCGCTTCGGGTATATAGGAGGCAACCACCACGCATTAGACGTAAAGGAATCCACAATCAACCTTGAAGGCTATCAAGGGTATGTGGCAGAGGTAGATGGCTACCCCGATATTATGAAGGCAAGCCATAGGCTGCCAACGATGCCACCAACACACTACCACAAGCTCTACGAGTTCTTTGATGTAAGCCTTGTGCCGCTTACGACATCCGAGTTTGCCAAGTGTAAGTCGCACCTAAAGATGTTGGAGGCAGGGTTCAGCAAGTGCGCTCTGATAGTGAGCAACACGCAACCCTATTCACCCTACATCACAAAGGATAACTGCATTGCTATCAAGCACCCAAGTGAATGGGCAGGAGCAATCAAGAGGCTAAAAGAAAACCCTAACCAAGTTGCTGACCTAACGGAATCGTTATACGAGTATGTGCAGGACTTCACGATGGATAAGATAAACGAACTACGATGCTTTACATAGTCACTCCCTGCTCACGCCCTCATAACCTCGTAAGGGTGAGAAGAAACATCCCTGCCTATGCAACGTGGGTGGTGATGATAGACGCAAATTGCGACTTCAAGGGAGCAACAGGCGCAAACATAACCCACTACTCTACACGCACGGGAGATATGGGCAACCCCCTACGCAATGAGTTCCTTGAATTGTATGCTGATTCCTTTACCAAAGAGGATTGGGTTTACTATTTGGATGATGACAATATCTTGCACCCAAAGTTCCTTGAGGAGTGGAACAACCTAAATGCTTTGGACTGTTCTATTGTAACGTGGGGGCAAGTAGGTAGGCTACGCCCTACCGACCAACCAAGAGTCGGCAACATAGACACCGCCTGCTATATGTTCAAGCCATACGACTTGCCCAACCTGCGCTTTGAGATGGCCTATGAGGCAGATGGCACCTTTGCACAAGCAGCATCCGAACAAGGAACACTTATCTGCGTAGAGCAGTACCTTTGTTATTACAACGCCCTAAAATGAAAACGAGCAAACAAATAGACGGGTGGTTCAACCACCAAGCAGCATACGATTACCTCATTCACAATATGCCCCAAGATGGCAAGTTTGTGGAACTGGGTGCTTGGCTCGGTAAGTCATCGGCTTACCTATGCGACAAAGCAACATTCCAACAAATCACAATCATTGACACTTGGAAAGGCTCACCAAACGAACTCACCACCACGCACAAGCTCGCAACGGAGGTAGACATCTACGACCTGTTCTTAGAGAATATGGGAGACCGTAAGTACAATGTAATCAAAGGAACATCCAAAGTAGCTGCAAAAATGTTTCTGAAGGAATCCCTTGACGTGGTATTCATAGACCTAACCCATACCTATGAGGCGGTGAAGGAGGATATCAAGCTATGGCTACCCAAAGTAAAGAAGGGAGGCTTCATCGCAGGAGATGACTACCACGAACATTGGAAGGGAGTAATCCAAGCGGTAGATGAACTGCTGCCACACGCTACGTTCATTGATGACTGTTGGATTTACCAAAGGTGAAGAACCACACAAAGGTCTATCTCAAAGGGATGGGCTACTCCACAACTGACTTTATACCTTGCGAGGTATGTCAAGGCCAAGCCGTAGACATCCACCACATTGAGTCAAGGGGAATGGGTGGAAGCAAAATTGCTGATACCATAGAAAATCTGATGGCACTATGCCGGGCTTGCCACGTTGCCTATGGTGACATCAAAGAATTTAAGGAGCGACTTCAAGCAACACACAATCACCACCTCGCAAAAAGGGTTATTTAGATACAACCGAAAATAACGGAACTGAACGGATATGAAAGATGACAAAGGCAGGTTTATAGCAGGCAACACAGGAAGGCCAAGCGGAACACCAAACAAGACCACCAATAAAATACGGGAGGCATTCCAAACCCTCATAGAAGCCAACCTTGAGAATATGACTCTATGGCTCACCCAAGTTGCTGCTGATGACCCGAAGGGCGCACTTGACCTGTTGAACAAGATGGCGGAGTACACGACTCCCAAGCTAGCAAGGGTGGAAAACTCACACGAAGTATCGGATGAGCTAACAAAAATCAAGGTAGAGATTGTCCGAACTAAACCTAAAGAGTAGCGAACTCTTTGAAAAGAACTACACCGCACCAACTCGGATAGTAGTCAATCAAGGCGGTAGCCGTTCTGGTAAGACCTACTCGCTTTTGCAGATGCTCATCGTGATGGCGATGGAGGATAGAGGCAAGGTGTACTCCATTGTCCGCAAGTCTCTGCCGTCTCTGAAGATGACGGCCTACCGTGACTTCTTTGAAATACTAAATGCGAATGGCCTGTACGATGAGGCACGGCATAACAAGAGCGACTACACCTACGAGCTGAACGGCAACCTCTTTGAGTTCATCAGCCTTGACCAACCGCAAAAGAAACGTGGAGCAAGACGTGACTACCTATTCTGCAACGAGGCAAACGAACTTACTTGGGAGGATTTCTTTCAGCTCTTGATTCGTACCACGGGCAAGATATGGGTTGACTACAACCCCTCAGATGCGTTCCATTGGATTTACGACAAGCTGCTGACTCGTGATGACGTTACCTACATCCAGTCAACCTACCTAGACAATCCGTTCTTGGACGCTTCAATCGTGGAGGAGATAGAGAGGCTTCAACATACGGACAATGACTACTGGAGAATCTACGGTCTAGGTGAGCGTGGGATGAGCCGAGCCACCATCTTCCAATACGGCCAAGCAGAGATACCAACGGATGCCACGCTCCTATGTCACGGGATGGACTTCGGATACACCAACGACCCAACCGCCCTCGTGGCGGTCTATAAGTCGGGGGACAATCTTTATGTGGATGAGCTTATCTACCGCACCGGGATGACCAACCCCGACATCAGTAACGTACTTGCCTCACTTGGGCTTGACCGAAGGGCAGAGATATATGCTGACTCTGCTGAACCCAAATCTATTGAGGAGCTGCATCGTATGGGATGGAACGTGAAACCCACGCAGAAGGGCGCAGATAGCGTTATAGTGGGCATTGACGTACTGAAGCGGCACAAGCTATTTGTAACACCACGAAGCAGCAACCTAATTAAGGAACTTCAAAACTACAAATGGGTAGAGGATAAGAACGGCAACCTCTTGAACAAACCCATAGACGCATTCAACCACGCCATAGATGCGCTGCGCTATGCCACCTACAACAAGCTAAGTAGACCTAACTTTGGCAGGTATGCCATACGCTAAAAATAAAAGGTTATTTTAATACAATGAAACTCTTTGTACCCAACCAGATGAACGAGATAAAACTCGTTGACTACCAAAAGTTCATCCGTCTTGAGGGTGATGATGAGTTCCTTACTCGCAAGTCATTGGAGATATTCTGCGGCTTGAAGATGGATGTAATCCTCCAGATGAAAGCCTCAAGCCTTACGAAGGTTAATAGCATCCTAAACAAGGCCTTTAACGAGCGCCCTGCTCTAAAGCAGCGTTTCTTTATCGGCAAGCAGGAGTTCGGGTTCATTCCATCCCTTGAAGAAATCACCGTTGGCGAGCTAAATGATATTGACCAATATATCTCTGACTGGCCTCAGATGCACAAGGCTATGGCGGTTCTGTACCGCCCTGTGACTGCTCGCGTTGCCAACCGATATGACATAGAAAAGTATGAGGGTTCAGACAAGTATGCCAACAAAATGCTCGACATTCCGCTTGATATTGCGGTAGGTGCGATGCTTTTTTTTTGGACTTTAGGAAGCGATTTGTCGCAGGCTTCCCTGAAATCTTTAGCGATGGAGAATCAGATGACTTTAGCCCCGCTACACAATTTTCTAAACGGTGGAATTGGCTACCCATCTTCTACCAACTCTCTGGGGGAGACCCTTTGAAGTTCGACCAAGTATCACAAATGTCAGCAGCATTCGCATTCACCTACCTCACCTTTGACAAAGACCGCATAGAAACCGAGAGCAAGATTCTGCAAAAACAACTAAAACGATGAGACAATTTTACGACATCACCACCAAGCTGAAGGACACCCTTGACGCTCATAGCCAAGTAAACGTAGTGACGTTTGGCGATGTCTATGATGTGGACTTAAACAAGCAGACCATCTTCCCATTGTCGCACATTATGATAAACCAAGCCTCCTTCGAGGGGCAGGTAGTTCGGATGAGCGTGAGCCTTATCTGTATGGATGTAATTGATGAGACCAAAGAGAACCCTCGCAGCCAAGCGGAGCCGTTCTACGGAACGAGCAACGTGCAAGACATCCTAAACACGCAGCTTGCGGTCATCAACGATGTAGTGCAGGAGCTACGCAGGGGTACTCTGTACACCGACCTTTACCAGTTGGATGGCAACCCAACGTGCCTACCCTTTACCGAGAGGTTTGAGAACCTGCTTGCGGGGTGGACTGCTACGTTTGACGTGATGCTTGCTAACACCGAAATCAGCGTCTGCTAAATGGAGATAAAGCAAGACAGGGTAAAGGCAAGCCTTGAGAAGTTTGCTAAAGGCGTTGTTCAACAGGCGAGGTCAAATCTAACGCGCAACAAAAAGAACGTAACTGGTAACCTTTACAACTCCTTGCAGTATGAGATAGAGGTAGGGCCAAACTCCCTTGCTCTGCGCTGGAAGATGGATGAGCTTGCTCCCTATTGGAAGTTCCAAGACTATGGAGTGCGCGGTAAGTCCTCAAGTTCAAAGGCACCCAATAGCCCTTTTAGATTTGGAACAGGTAGTGGAATGGCAGGAGGTCTATCCCGCGCCATAGAGGAGTGGGTTGCTGCACGAAGATTTCAGTTTAGGGACAAGAAAGGAAAATTTTTAAGCTACGATGCTACTGCGCTTCTCGTAAGCCGCAGCATCTACAACAAGGGTATAAAGACCACGAGCTTCTTTACCCGACCATTTCAGCTAAAGTTTGAACAGTTACCAAAGGAGATTGCTACTGCATTTGCACTTGACCTCAAGGACTTCTTACGCTTCACATTGCAAAACCAAAAAGAATGAGTACACCTGTATTTTCCACGCCAAGCAGTCTTGCTATGGCAAGAAGCCCACAATTTATCACGGCAAAGAACAACGCTCTTGCGCTTGACACGCTCACAGAGATGGATTTAAACCTGCGTATTCGTACGGGTGTGCTTGCCGCATCGGGTTCGTTTAACTACTCGTTGAGCAAGGACTACTCCATAAACCAAGTCATCAACTTTGAAATCAGCGACCTTGTGCGCTCGGAGTTCTACCACGACTTCAGCGTATGGAATGACATAGGCTACACGCAAAGCCCACAGGGTGAGGCGTTGTGGATAGTACCCGAAGGCTCTGTGACATTCTCTAACAACGGAGCAGCACCCGCCAACGCAACCTTCCCAGATGAATCCCCTACCGCATACGCATACCTAACTACCGATGGATGGGCTACCCGTGATAACATCGCCCCTGTTGCCGTATCACAACCCGTGCTTGCAACGAGCAGAGACAGGCAGGTGCTTGTAGGCAACTACGAATCCCTTGCGATTAACAATAGCAATGCCAATGCCCTTGCTAACATTGTTATCAGTTGGCAGAGTGGTGATTCCGATGATTTTTATGTGAGTTCCGTCAGCACCGCCCCACCAACACGCGCAACCAACAACTCACAAAACCTTGTAATCTATGCAGGAGTCGGCCCTGCAAACCTTGAGAACAATTCTTTTTTAGATTCCTCAATAAAGCCAAGCAATCAACCCGATGGTGGCGTAGGTCAGTACTACGATGTAATTCTAAAGAATGCATCCAATACCACGATTGGAACGGTGAGGTACTATGTTCAATGTGAGGCGAAGTACACGCCTGTGCAGGTGGCGTTCATCAACCGATTTGGCGTTGCTGACTTCATCACCTTCTTTAAGCGCAGCGATGAGCGTGGTAACTTCACGCAGGACTCATACCAAAAGAGCATCTACAACGATGGCTTTACCACCCCGTCTTTGGAGATAGGTAAGTACCAATCCTTTAACGTCAACTCTCGCAACACCCTAACTCTAAACACAGGGTTCGTTGACCAAGACTATGATGAAACTATTGAGGACATTTTGATGAGCGAGTATGTTGCGGTCTATACCAATAGTAACTGGGTGAGTGCAGTTCCGAATCGTGGAACCATAGAATACCAAAAGAGCGTGAACACAAAACTTATCAATTACACAATGTCCTTTGACTTCGGCTTTGATGAGCGCAGTTTGGTACGATGAACAAGGTTGATATTTACGTCAACGGCTTTCGCCTTGACATCTTTGATGATGAGGAGATAAGTATCAACCTCTCGGTGCAGAACGTGCAGGACATCTCAAAGGTGTTCACGGACTTCACGCAGGGGTTTACCATTCCTGCAAGCCCAAGAAATAACGAGATACTTCAGCACTACTACAACGCCAATATCACGGAGTCTATAATCACTACCGAGACAGGCGGTAGCCCCGTATGGAATAGCATCGGCATCACTTGGAATACTTTTAACACGGCTTGGAACGCAGGTGCAACTACGACAAGCACCGTCAATACTTTTGATGCCCGGCTACGACAGGAAGCAAGAATTGAAATAAACTCCCTACCATTCCGCACAGGTGTGATAGAGGTAGAGAACGTGCAGCTCAAAGGCACGGAGCCGTATGCTTACACGCTGACGTTCTATGGGGATGTGGTAACGCTTACTGATTTGTTTGGTGAGGACTATCTGTATGACGTTGACTTTGCAGAGTTCAACCACGAGTACACCGATACTGCGGTATTTAACAAGTTAACAACTGATGATGACACGGGCTTGTTTTATCCGTTATGCAGCCCTGTAAAGAATTGGTTTTATCAGAGCGCAAGTGGCGCAGGTGCTGACAATGAGAACAACATTGCTCACAAAACAGGAGGCGTGGGATTGCGTGGCATCCGCTACTATGAGTTAAAGCCTGCACTAAAGGTTCAAGCTATTCTTAATGCAATAGGAGCAAAATACGGAATCACCTTTACAGGGTCATTTCTATCAGCCACTCCGTTTGTTGATTTGTCGCTATGGTTACATAGATACGAGGGATATCTCTTTAGTGGAGGCAATGACATTGCTTGGCAGTTAATAAACTTTAACAGAACAACAGGAGGCGGTACTGAATTTAATTTAACTACTGAAACTTGGAACGTAGTTGACACGGATTTTTATCAACTTGAAGTTACAATTACTAATGTAAATGCAGCCTATGAAATTGGTTTATTTACTAACGGGGTGCTTGTTTCTTCTATTTCTAATGCCGCTCACGCAGCAAGTTCTGTTACTCATACGTTTATTGGTCTTGGATTTAACGCAGGTGACGCGGTGCAATTATTTATTAGACCATCAACATCTGTTTCATTCAATTACCGAGTAGATGATTATGAGGCTATTGATGCAAGCACAAGCACAAAAAGATTTGAGGTTGACCAAACTGCATCCGCAACCTATTCTTTTTTAGTGGTAGTGTCTGACCTTATGCCCGAAATAAAGGTAAAGGAATTTTTAGCAGGGATTCTAAAGATGTACAATATGGTGATAGTGCCAACGACATCTACGAGCTTCTTGCTTCAGCCGTTGGAGGATTGGTATGCAGCAGGAACCGACCAAAACTATCAGACCTATCTTGACATCACAGAGTACACGGTAGACCGCCCACCGCTATACAGGGAGATTGAATTTAAGTACCAAGAGACCCAAGCAATACTTGGCTTCCAATACTTGCAGACAAACAACGTAGGTTTTGGGGATTTGAACAACACCTTCACTTTTGATGGCGAGCAGTTTTTAATTGAAGTGCCGTTTGAATGTCCGTTATTTGAAAGGCTGACCGACCAACACCCACCTACGAGTCTAACGAACGTACTCGTTTACAAAAGCATCACAAGTGAAACGAATGAGGATGGTATATTCAACCCATATTTGGGCGCACCTATTCTTTTCTACGGGTATTTTGATAACTACAATTTAACGGCAAATAAATTAACATTTGTAAATGCAGATGGCAGCCACGAGGAGGTCACCGTTGCTTGGTATGCCAATACCTCAAACCGCTACTCAAGTGCCGCAGCATCGAACACTATCACGTTTGGAGCAGACATAGACCCATACCACCTGCAATCGGTAAACCAAAGCCTCTACAACAACGAGTGGAGCGACTACATCACCGACCTGTATGCGAAATCAAGAAGGGTGTACAACGTGGATGCGGTGCTGCCAATCGGCAAGATTATCACGCTGAACCTTCAGAATGCAATCATTTGGAACAACACTAAATACATCATAAACAACGTCAACCTAAATATGACCACAGGCAAAGCAACATTCGAACTCCTCAACGTAGTATGACAAAAGGATATATTGGTTATTTAGTAGACCTCCTCCAGTCAGAGGACTGGATTGGGGTGAGCGAGAACGTAGAAATAGCAAAAGGCAAATACGCCCTCCCAAGAAATTGGGGCGAAGGCGTTAAACTCATTAAAAGGCAATGGCAGAGCAAATAGATATTAATATAAAAATCAGTTCCAACCTTGAGACTACGGCTAACAAGGCGGTAAAGGGAATTGATAAAGTCAAGGATGCTGCTGCTGAAGCTACTGAAGGCAGTAAAGAACTTGGTGAGGCAAGTCAAGGAGCTATTAGACTCATTGATGTGGCCTTTGGTGGTATAGGCAGTAAATTACTTCGCGTCAAAGACGGGCTGACAAGCCTAAAAACGGGATTTGATTCATCATTTAAAGCGGGCATTGCAGGAGCAGGTACTTTACAAAAGGCTCTAATTGCAACAGGAATTGGTGCTTTAGTTGTAGCATTAGGGTTGATTGTTGCCTATTGGGATGACATCACAGGCTTGATTACTGGAGTATCATCAGAGCAAACAAAACTACTTGAAAAAACAAAGAACACGGCTAAAGCGCAGCAGGATGCTTTAGATGCCCTGACCCTACAAGAGAACGCACTTCGCTTGGCTGGCAAGTCGGAGAAGGAGATTCGTGACTTAAAGGTTCAGCAGACCAATGAGACTATTGCATCATTAGAAGCTCAACTCTTGGTGCAGGAGCAAATTAAGCAAAGCCAAATAGATTCCGCTAAACGCAATAAGCAGATATTAGATGACATTATTAAAACGGTGGCAGTACCGCTTACAATGCTACTTCAAACTATTGATAATGTAGGCATTGCACTTGGGAAGGACTTTGGATTAACAAAATCATTTAAGGCTACACGCGATTCTTTTGCGAGTGGTCTCGGAGATATGATTTTTGACCAATCAGACGAAATAAAAGCCGAAGGCGAGGCGGCAATCAAAGAAACCAAAGACCAACTTGCCAAGTTAAAGAGCGCCCGCGATGGGGTCATTCTTCAAGACAGGAAGGAGAAGGCCGATGCTGCAAAAATAGCAAACGAAAAAGCAGCAAAAGACGCAGAGACTCTCGCGGCAAAGGAGAAGGAAGCTCAAGCTGCGATTACAGCCCTAAACAAAGAAACGCTTGACTTGATTGCTGCTAACCAAGAGGCGGCTTTTAAGGATGAAATCGAGCGCGAGAACGCCCGCTTTGCCAACCTACAAGCAAAACTCACTCGTGAGCGTGAGGAGCAGGTAAAAGCGGCAGAAGGTAACCCAGTATTGATTGCTGCGGTAAACGCCAAGTATGACGCTTTAGAGGTACAGGCAGCGCAGACCCACGCCACCACCATAGAGGGCATCAACAAGGCAAAGGATGACAAGCTACTTGCACAAAATCAGCAGGCCGCAGACATCAACCGCAACCTCATTGCCAATGAGCAGATGCGTGAGCTTGCTAATCTTCAAGCAGCATTTGACGCACAATACGCAGCAGCAGAAGGCAACGCTGAACTGCGCCTTGCCCTGCAAAACAAATTCAATGCGGATGTCGCTAAAGTAAATGATGATGCGGCTAAAAAAACTCTTGATAAAGAGAAGCAAAGAAAGCAAGCCCTACAAGATTTTATCATTGATTCTGCACTACAAACCCTCTCTGTTCTTAAAGAACTGAATGGCATTTTTGACAAGGATAATGAAGAAGCCGCCCGAAAGTCATTCAACAGGAACAAGGCATTGAGTATTGCAGAAACGCTTATCACTACCTACGCATCCGCAGCAAAGGCTTATGCTTCACAATTAGCCCTTGGCGATTTAAGTTCACCTTTAAGGGGAGCAATAGCAGCAGGTATTGCAGTAGCAGGTGGTCTTGCTCGGGTTGCCGCAATCTCTGCTACAAAGTTTGACGGTGGAGGCACTCAATCCACATCACCCTCTGCAAGTGGCGCAGTCGGTAGTGGTGGTGGCAGCGTTCCTGCACCTCAATTTAACATCGTAGGGCAGAGTGGCACTAACCAACTTGCACAGAGCATCGGTGGTCAGTTCAACCAACCCATCCGCGCATACGTTGTGGGTGGTGACGTAACAACCTCACAACAACTACAACGCCAACGGGTACGCACCGCAACATTCGGATAATATGAAACTGATAGAACTAATACTTGATGAAACGATGCTCCTCACGGGCATTGATGCAATCTCCCTTGTAGAACATCCCGCTATTGAGGAGGACTTTATTGCGCTTAACTCGCAGAAGCGAGAGGTCTTTGCAATGCAAAACCAAGAGAAGCGGTTGCTGATGGGCGCAGCCCTTATCCCAGACAAGCCAATCTACCGCACCGATGGCGAGAATGAGTACTATGTGTACTTCTCCAAAGACACCATCCGCAAAGCGATGGAGTTGTTCTTTAAGAACGGCTACCAAAACAACGCTACCATCGAACACGACTACGATGTCAAGGGTACTACGATTGTAGAGTCTTGGATTATTGAAGATGCAACGCTTGACAAGAGCCGGGCTTATGGCCTTGACCTACCCATAGGCACTTGGATGGTATCTATGAAGATAGAAAACGACAGCATCTGGCAGCGCGTCAAGAGTGGTGAGTTCCGTGGGTTCTCTATTGAGGGCTACTTCGTTGATAAGTTAAACCTATCTAAGCAGGAGTTGGAGATTATTGAGGAGCAAGAGGCAGCGTTGATGCTATCGCAAATAATCGCTATCATAAAAAGAGATGGTCGTAAGAAGTCTGGCACACGCACCGAGCTTGAAGCATACTCTGACTACCCAGATGCGGTAAAGAACAACGCCAAGCGTGGCATTGAACTAAACGAAAAGAACGGCAACAAGTGCGCTACCCCTGTGGGTAAGGTAAGGGCGCAGCAGCTCGCACAGGGCAGGGCATTATCGGTAGAGACAATTACACGGATGTACTCATACCTATCAAGAGCCGAGACATACTACGATGAAAGCAGTAGCGAAGCCTGCGGCACAATATCATTTCTACTATGGGGAGGTCTATCTGGAAAGAACTGGGCAGAGTCTAAACTCAAGGAACTCGGCAAGCTTGAACTTGCAGTAGGCGTACCTCATTATACCGCAGACGGCAAACTCTACACCGGGCTAACTCATAAAGATGCTGATGGCAGGCTGATGACTGGCGCAGAGCATACAGAAGATAGCGAATACCTATACCATAAACAAGACCTAAAGAATGTATAGACCAATGAAACTCCCCGTAGCGTCACCGAGAGGTGGCAGGCGTGGATGCTTATGCAAAGACAACACCTACAAGTCCAACTGCTGCGATGGCTCATTGCAAGCGCAAGGCATAGGCTCTTTAGTGGGTCAAGGCACAAGCGTGAAGATACGAGGCGAGGAGTGGCAGACCATCAATACCCTTTGGGAGTCCACAAATACTCTATGGCAAGACCTCTAAAAATGTTACAAATAACCAAAACCCTTTTAATTAGTTAGTATGAAAGCAAATTCCATTCTGAACAGAATCCTTGCTGAACTTGCCTCCGTAAGGAATGTAAGCTTGGCAACAATGAACCTTGAGAACGGTGCCGTTCTTGAGGCTGAAGCCTTTGAAGCAGGCAACGAAGTATTTATCCTTAGTGGAGATGACCGAGTTGCAGCTCCAGTTGGCGAACACCTTTTAGAGGATGGCCGTATTTTGGTCATCACCGAAGAAGGCGTAATCGCTGAAATTAAAGAAGCCCCTGCTGCTGAAGTAGCAGTAGAGGTTGAAGTACCCACCGAATTGGCTGATATGCCAATGGTAGAAGAAGCTCCTGCGGTTGTAGCAATCATCGAGAAAGTTCTTGAGGAGATTGCAATGATGCGCGAAGAAATGAAAGGGATGCGTGAGGAGATGGGCAGTTATGCCAAGAAGGAGGAGATGGCTGCGGTTAAAGCGCAACTATCTGCCGCACCTGCTGCGAAAGCCATCAAGCACAACCCAGAGACAAAGCAAGTTCAAAAGATGAGTTCAAACCGCCCCGAAAAGACGATTGACCGAGTCCTTGCACGAATGAATAAATAACAAACAAAAAAAAGAAAAATGGCCACGACGACCACGATTACGACAAATTATGCGGGCAGTTTTGCCTCGAAATACATTTCTGCCGCCCTTTTGTCTGCTGACACGCTTGACAAAGGACTCATTGAGATTCTTCCAAACGTAAACTACCGCACCACCCTTCAGAAGGTGAACACTAACGACATCGTAAAAGATGCCACTTGTGATTTTGATGCAACTTCTACCTTGACTTTGACCGACCGCATCCTTGAGGTTGAGCCATTCCAAGTGAACTTGCAGCTTTGCAAGAAGGACTACTACGATTCTTGGATTGGTGGCCAGATGGGCTTCTCTGCTTACGATAGCATCCCGGCTTCTTTCGCTGATTTCTTGATTGCCCACGTTGCTGCAAAGACTGCCCAAAAAATTGAGCAGAACATTTGGAACGGTGCTGCTGCAAGTGCAGGTGAGTTCTCTGGATTCCTTTCTTTGATGACTGCCGACTCTGACGTTATTGACGTAACCGCTACCACCGTGACTGCTGCAAACGTAATCGCAGAGCTTGGTAAAGTTGTAGACGCTATCCCTTCTGCCCTTTACGGCAAGGAGGACTTGACTATCTACGTTCCACAAAACGTAGCAAAGGCTTATGTCCGCGCTCTTGGTGGATTCGGAACTTCAGGTCTTGGAGCAAATGGTGTTGACAATAAAGGCACTACTTGGTACGGCAACGGAGATTTGTTCTTCGATGGCATCCGTGTAGGAATGGCCAACGGCCTTCCTTCTAACAAGATGGTCGCTGCTCAATCTTCAAACCTATTCTTCGGAACTGGTCTTTTGAACGAGCGTAACGAGGTTCGCGTTCTTGATATGGCTGACCTTGACGGTTCAGACAACATCCGCGTAATCCTTCGCTTCTTCGCAGGAGTTCAGTACGGCATCGGTTCAGACGTAGTTCTTTACTCTTAATCCGAGCTAATGTAAATCAAGAGGGGGCTTGGGCTATGTCCTCGCCCTCTTTTTTAATTCCAATAAAACAAAAAAACAATGGCTTGTGATTTAACTAAAGGCAGGGCAGTACCCTGTAAAGACGTAGTAGGTGGCATCCGTGCCGTGTACTTTGTAGACTTCGGTGACTTGGGTACGATTACCCTCACCAACGATGAGATTACCAACATCAGCGGTACATTCTCTGCTTACCAATACCTTGTGAAAGGCAATAGCTCTTTTGAGCAAACCTTTAACTCAAGCCGTGATAATGGCACAACCTTCTTCACGCAGACCTTGAATTTGACGTTGACCAAACTCACAAAGGAGGACAACAAAGAATTAAAGCTGCTTGCTTATGGTCGGCCTTATGTTATCGTACAAGATTACAACGGCAACGCATTCCTTATGGGTATGAACAACGGTGCTGAAGTAACGGGTGGAACGATTGTAACTGGTGCTGCAATGGGTGACCTATCTGGTTACACTTTGACAATGGAGGGACAGGAGACAATGCCTGCCAACTTCATCGCAGGTGCTACTACTGCCAATCCATTCGCAGGACTTGCAGGTGCAACTGACACGATTGTAGTGGGTTCAAACTCGTAACCTACCGCAAGGTAAAATAGTTGAAGGGGCGCAAGCCCCTTTTCTATTTTCAAACAAATCGGAATTAAAAGGTTATTTATTTAAGATGCATATTCTTCAAGTATCAGCCTCGCCACAAGCAATAGTAATCATACCGCGCACATTCCCTGCGAGTGTTACGATTCAACTGATTGATGAATCAACAAACACCACCGCAACACCTGCGGTTACGGCTGCCTCTGCGAATGGTTTTATGACCCTCACAGGCACGTTCGTACTTGTCAACAATAGATTCTATGGCTTGAAGGTATTCGCATCGGGAAATCTAATATATCGCGACAGGGTATTCGTAACTTCGCAAACAGATTACGAGAAATTTACGGTGAACCAAAACGTCTACACCGAAGAAACAAGCTATGACAATGAGTACATCATCATCTAAAGTCCACATTGTGAACTTCAGCTCCTATACCACACCTGTTGTTAAAGAGGTGCAAGGGAAGGACTATGTAGAATACGGAGATAACAACGACTACTTCGGGTATCTAATTGACCGGTACAACGGCTCACCCACCAATAACGCCATCCTAAACTCGTTGATGGATTTGACCTACGGCAAGGGACTGGATGCTACGGACTCTGCCAAGAAGCCGAGCGAGTACGCAGCGATGCGTGGCTTGTTCACCAAGTCCTGCTTGCAGAAGGTTGTTGCTGATTATGTGATGATGGGTCAATGCTCTTTGCAGGTTGTGTACTCCCAAGACCACAACACCATCGTAGAGGTGCAGCACATCCCCGTAGAGACGCTACGAGCCGCAAGGTGCAACGAAGATGGCGACGTTGAGGCTTACTACTACGCGAAGGATTGGGCGGCCGTGAGCAGCAGAAAAGAAACTGCGGTTCGCATCCCTGCATTTGGCAAGAGCAAAGAGGGATTAGAGATATTGTACATCAAGCCATACCGAGCAGGATTCTACTACTACTCCCCCGTTGACTATCAAGGTGGCCTACCCTATGCAGAGCTTGAGGAGGAAATTGCCAACTACCACATCAACAACATTCAGAACGGTCTTGCCCCTTCTATGCTTATCAACTTCAACAACGGAGTCCCAAGTGAGGAGGAGCGCAGGAGCATAGAGCAGCAGATTGCCACGAAGTTTAGCGGTAGTTCAAACTCTGGCAAGTTCATCCTTGCGTTCAACGATAACAAAGACCTCGCTGCAACGGTTGACCCCGTTCAGCTATCAGATGCTGCGGAGCAGTATCAGTTCTTGAGTGCTGAAGCAACACAGAAACTGATGGTCTCGCATCGTATTGTAAGCCCTATGCTTTTGGGTATTAAGGACAATTCGGGATTTGGTAACAATGCCGATGAATTGATGACCGCCTCTACGCTGCTTGACAATATCGTGATACGCCCGAAGCAGGAGATTATCCTTGACGGACTTGATATGATTCTTGCGTACAACGACATCAGCCTAAACTTATACTTCAAGACGCTTCAGCCTTTGGAGTTCACCAAAACAGAGGTACAAGATGCAGAGGTTGTAGAAGAAGCAACAGGCGTTAAAACAGATTCTATTGAGCCAATGCAGGTAAGTGAAGCCAACGAGGAGCTAATTCAAAAAGAGGCATCATACAACGGAGCGCAGATTGCAAGCTCTTTGCAGATTATGCAGAGCGTAAAGGATGGCATTCTAACGGTAGACCAAGCCATCACGTTCTTGGTGCAGATGCTTCAGTTTGACCCACAGGTTGCCAATGCCCTCTTTAAGGGCAACTCCTCTGCTATCATCTCACAGATGAAGTCGCACAAGTTTAAGAGCGAGGTACCTGAATTCTCCAAAGATGATGAGCATAAGTGGATAGATGCTCTGCGGGGAAAGGGTGAGGTCGTTGATTTAGAAGAATGGGAACTCATCAGCGATGAGGTAGTCAACGACCCAGATAACGAGGACACCCACCTCGCTACCCAGTACAACTTTGCCGTAGAGGACTTCAGTAACTCGGAATCCAAGAGCAGCTTTGATAGCGGACTTTACAAGATACGCTATGCGTACACCCGGAACATCAGCAGCAACTCCCGTGAGTTCTGCCGAGAGATGGTAGGAGCAGCAAACGGAGGCACAGTATTTCGCAAGGAGGACATAGATATGATGAGCTTTAGCGGAGAGAATGGTCAGTTTGCACCGCAAGGACAGAGCGTGTACTCTATATGGAAGTGGAAGGGCGGAGCGTTCTGCCACCACGCTTGGAGGCGTTTGGTTTACTTCCGCAAAAAGCAGGGTGGTAAGTTCCTACCCAACGAAGGTCTGGACAATGATAAGCTCGTAAGCACCGAGCAGGCAATCAAAGAAGGGGTACCTACCAGTAAGCTCGTTCCTAACGGATGGGATGCTGCTCAAACACGACCCATTGACACATCATCAAGAGGCTCATTAAAATACAGATAAGAAATGGCAACGGCATTATGGATTAAACGAGAGGACTTGGTTCGCAACACCGCGATTGGCGGTAACGTGGACACGGACAAGTTTATTCAGTTCATCAAGATAGCACAGGAGATACACATCCAAAACTATACAGGCACGAAGTTGTATGACAAAATCAGCAACGACATCATCGCCAATACTCTTGCCAACCCTTACTTGGCGTTGGTCAACGACTACCTGCAGCAAATGGTAATCCAATGGGCATTGGTGGAATATCTCCCCTTCGCAGCATACACCATCGGCAACGCAGGGGTGTTCAAGCACAACTCCGAGAATAGCACTACCGCTGAAAAGATAGAGGTTGACTATTTGGTAGGCAAGGCACGGGACTTGGCGCAGTACTATACCGACAGGTTCATCACATATATGAGCTACAACCAAGCCTCATTCCCCGAATACAACGCCAACAACAACGCTGACGTTTACCCAGATACTGACTCTAACTTCAGCTCTTGGGTTTTATGAGTGGCAAAAAACAGACCTACACTCCGAAGCGTAGCAACATTGTGAAGTTAAAGAGTTATTTAGACAATGGGAGTTCAAGGCGATTGGGGACAAGGAGCAGCAAACAATGACATCTATTGGGGTCAAGCAGCAGCAACGAATAGTATCTCTTGGGGTATGGTTCAGCCATTGTCTTATGGTCATCCTACTACAAACCTATACGGCAACAACGAGCAAGGTGCTTGGCAGTTGATAGAAGAAATTTGGAATACTTGGTCAACAACTTGGAATAATTAGAAATGGGAACAACATTAACGGGGACAACCCCACAGGACACATACGATAGCCTTATTAAGGTTACGGACAACGGGCCGATTAGCGGTACGCTAAAGGCGTTAAGCGATGGTTTAGGTAATGACTCAACTTTGTCTTTGTCAACGACTGCTGCTTCTATCGCAGGAACTTTGGCAGTAACGGGCAACGCTACGTTAACAAGTAATGGTGTTTCTGTAAGATTGGGAAGTGCAACCGCAAACGCAGGTGCTAACATATTGATAGCAGGAGCATCTTCTAATAAGAATTGGTCTATAGGTGTACAACAAAACATTAGTGGTGGGTTAGAATTTACGCCAACCGCAACAAACGGAGCATTAACTCTTGGTACTACTCCTGCAATGGTTATACTTGACTCAGGCAACGTAGGCATCGGCACGGCTGCGCCAAACAGAAAATTAGTCGTTGTATCTGCTGATTCTGAACAACTTATTTTAACAAGTACCAACGCATCTAATTTGTGCGGTATGTTTATCAATCCTGCGAACACTACTTTCAGTCCATTTATTGGAGGTACGGGAAATGATGCAGTAGTGCGAATTGAAGCTGCGGAGCGCATACGAGTAACGGCAAACGGCCTAACCTTCAACGGGGACACCGCAGCAGCCAACGCCCTTGATGACTACGAAGAAGGCACTTGGACTATGGGTGT